CAGATTGACACCCTCAGAGATACGAATGTAGAATTTGGTCATCAGAGACAACCATACTCAAAATGGTTATACAAAGGGGGACCGAACTGTATCCACGCTTGGATTAAGGTCGTGTTCCAAGGAAACAACAAAGCGGTGATGGGTCCTGCTGAAGGTAAAGCAGGAATTGCTCCAAAGAACCAACCATTCAACGGTTACTATTCTGAGGAGACCAGACAAGCATCAAGAAGAGCATACGCAATCTCACAGAATATGTCATCGGTATCTTATATGAAGGATATTGAATGTGCATTCGGTGATATTTGTAAACCAAGATTTGACAAAAAAACAGAACAGGTATTCGCAGCAAAAGAAGAGGAGAGAATGATTTATACTCCTCTGATGATACCTAATATTTTAATCCCAAGAATCGATGAGGTTTCCAATGAGAAATACTATGTTAAGTTTACTCCTGAGACCATTAAGAATATCCGTGATAAGTTTATGGCTGAACTTAGAAACCGTATGACGAACTACGAACATACGGACAAGAAATTTGAGGATATCGTAATGGTGGAAACTTGGATTGTTCAGGGAGAAAAAGACAAAGCCTATGAATTAGGTTTTACCCAAGAACAGGTCCCATTCGGTAGTTGGATGGGGGCTTATAAAGTCTTGGATACAGAACAAGGAAACTATGTTTGGAATAACTATATCAAACCTGGTAAGGTGAAGGGAGCGAGTGTTGAGGGTAACTTCATACTCAATTTTTCACAGCAAAAAGGTGATGAATATTTATTAGAACAAGTCATAAACATAATAAACCAAATAACTGACTAAATGAACGCAACAGAAGCAATTAACAAAATCGCTGATTTGTTAGGAATGAAGTTCAAATCTGAAAAATTTATGGTAACCAAATTGGTTGATGATATTACAACTATCACAAACAATTCTGATGGTCCATTCGCTGTAGGAGACGGTCTTTTTATCGTTGGGGAAGATTCAATAATGAAGCCAGCACCTGCAGGTTCTCATAAAACAAGAGAAGGTCTAATCATCACTGTAGGTGAAGATGGTATCATCTCTAAAATTGAAGAATCACCAAAAGTAGAAGAATCATCACCTGTAAACGAAGCATCAACAGAAATTGAAATTGAGACAGAAATGTTATCAAGTGCTACCTTAACAGATGGAACTAAAATTGAAACTGACGAAGAAGGTGATTTCCAAGTTGGACAAAAACTGTATGTAATCACAGAGGCAGGTGAGAAAGTATCGGCTCCTGAAGGGGAACACACAACTGAATCAGGTATCGTCTTAACAGTAGACAGAGACGGATTCATTACAGGTGTGAAGTATCCTGATGAGAGTGGAGAAGGTTCACTTGAAGATTACAAAAAAGAAATGAAAAAAATGAAGGAGGCAATGTCGGAGATGATTTCGATAATGTCAAAATTCAGCAAGGATTTTGAATCCTATAAAAAAGATTATGAAGGTTTCAAGAACTCACCACAATTTGACAAACCCATCACAAGAAAAACTTTCGGTAAAGAAAATTTGATGGATGCAAAGGTATCATTCTTGAAAAACGCATTAAAAAAATAATAAACTAACAAAAATTAAAATGGAAAAGAAAATGTATAAAAAAGGGGAAGTATCTAGCTTCAACTTTAACTATAATTTAGCAAATCTTCCTGAATATTCATCTTATGGTGACGATATGTTGATTAAGGCATTCCTTGGATTGACATTACCAAAATACTCATCTGTTAGACCTAACTTAAAAGGAACAACAGAAAAAGTAGGTTTCGTAACCAACGATGTTATTTTACAAGATTTGGCTTGTGGTTTCGACCCAACAGGTGACACTGTTCAAAATGTCGTAACAATCGACCTATGTAATAAGAAGGTCAATCAACAATTATGTCCTTACTCATTGTATGACACTTACTTGAGTCAGTATCTTTCTGATAGCAACTTCCAAGAATCGGTGCCATTTGAGGAAGTCATTCTTACAGATATCGCTAACAGAACTGCTAACCAAATTGAACTTCAATTGTGGAGAAACAACACTGGTACTGGTTCTACAGTTTACGATAACCAATGTTTCAACGGTGTAATCAGATTGATTACTACTGGTAACGGAGCTACTCACGTTGCTTACACAGCGGCTACAGCATCAAACGGATTGGATGTATTCACAACTTACTACCAAAATATCCCTGAGAACGTATTACATAGAGATGACTTAGTTATCTACTGTGGATATTCTGACTACAGAGCGTTGGTTGCAAGTATGAGAAACAACTCGTTCATCAACTTGTTCACTGACCCAACTGGTATCGCAACAGAAGGTTCTGATTGGGGTGTAATCCTTCCAGGTTCTAACGTAAGAGTTGTTCCTACACAAGGTTTGACAGGTCAAGGTAAAGTATACGCAGGTCCTGCTCAATACATTATGGTTGGTATGAACGCTGAGATGATGACACAAAGAGCAATGTATGACCCATTCGAAGATATCGTGAAGCTAAATTTACACGCAACTTACGGTGTGGGTATATTCTCTGTAGATTCTTGGGTAGTTGCTAACTAATCAAATAAACCTAAATTAAATTAAAACTAATAAATTATGAGTTGTTATATTTCAAGTGGGTTTACTTTAGATTGTCGTAACGCATCTACTGGTGGTTTACAAACAATTTGGATTCTTGGTGATTCTGGTAACACAATTTCATCTTGGACTTCCAACGTTGATAATCAAGTTACCGCAGCATCAGGTGTCGGAACATTCTACAAGTTCGAACTCACTAAACAAGGTTCTTCTTTCACAGAAGATATCGGGGTAAATACTACCGCACAGTCAGTTGTATTCCAACCTACATTGGTAATGAACTTACCAAGAATGGATAAAGATTTGAGAAACGTATTCCAAAATCTTGTATCACAGAATAACATCTACGCTATTGCAAAAGACAATAACGGAAGATATTGGACTATAGCTTGGCAGAACGGAGCGTTGGTGACTTCAGGGTCTCTTGCTTCAGGTCTTGCTTACACTGACCTTAACGGTATGTCAGCGCTTACCATCACAGGTGGTGAACCAAACGCTACTCAAGAGATTTTGGTTACTACCACTCTTGGAGCAGTATTTTCAGGTATCACTGTTCAAGCATAAAAATCAAACAAAATTGGGACCTCTCACAAGGAGGGGTCCCTTTTTTTAAGCCAATAGAATAATCAGATGAAGTGGAACGGACGAAGTTATAGACCCGCAAACGCACAATTTTATACAAAGAAAAAACCTTTCGATTTTGAGGAAGCATTAAAACCATATGGGGAAAAAGAGATTCCAGTATGGCAATCAATTGTGGGTGTCTATGTTCCTCCTACAGAAGGTCCACAACCTACACCTTCACCAACTCCATCGGTTACTCCAACAATTAGTTTGACTCCGAGTATCACACCAACCAATACTCCGTCAACAACACCAAGTAATACCCCAAGTATTACTCCAACAAATACTCCATCAATTACTCCAACGAGAACAGGTCCAGCGACTCCAACTCCGACAGGGACATCTACACCTACACCGACTCCAACACAACCTTCAGGAACAACTGAAGCGTATACATATTTGAACGAAGTTGTAACCGCTAAGGGAGCACCTGTAGGTTCGACAATATCAGGAGCGACAGTGACTTTATTCCAACAGTTGGTATCTAACAACCTTTGGGATAAAATGGTTGCATTCTATCCAATGATTGGTGAGACATCTGCAACTTGTGCAATTAACGGTAGAATTCTTGGTGAGGATAATATTACCTTCAATGGAGGATGGACATTCAATGCATCAGGTGCAACTCCAAACGGAACAAATGCGTGGGGAAATACCAATGTAAATGCATCAACTCAACTGAGTCAAAATAACACACACGTTTCATACTATTCTGTAGGTGGTGCGTCATCAGCAGGGTTAGATATGGCTGTATCTACTCCTTCATCACCATTCCCAATGGTTGGTTTATATGTTAGAGAAGATTCAGGTTCAAATGCTGTCGCTGGTGTTAGAATCAATGCATCGTCATCAACTTACAGCACCTTTACAACAGGTAACACATTTAATGATGGTAGAGCATTTATTATTGGTTCAAGAACAACATCAAATCAACAGAGATTGTATTTCAATGGAGCGTTGAAGACATCCACAACAAATACTTCAGTTGCATTACCAAACGGAAATGTTTATCTCGGAGCAAGAAACAATAGTGGAACTGCAGATGCATTTAGTAATAAACAATGTGCATTCGCAACCATAGGATTTGGATTGGATGATACTCAAGCATCAAATCTATCTACAATCATAAACAACTTCCAAACTACATTAGGTAGAAACGTATATTAAGATGTTAGTAGGATTATTAACCGTAGAACAAAAAGATGCACTCATTGGACAACTGGTCCAACCTGATTGGTATTTTAACCCATTCCACAATCACGATGTGGAGTATTCTTGGGTAATATCAACAGAAGAAATGATTGCTTCATTATACCCACAAAATGATTGGGTTAAAACTTTACCATTAGTTGAATATATTGCTCCAACACCACCACCTTCAGGAACAAGTGTATTTGACCAATATTTCAAAAATTAAATAAATGGGGAGAGTATTCTACAATAAAAAATTCTCTGATTATTTGGGAGAAAATAGAGCGATTTTGGATATCATCACGGACTTTGTTCCTGATGGTTCACCTATTCCCGTGACACCAACTCCGACCCCAAGTATTACACCAACGAATACTCCGTCAGTTACTCCGTCAATTACGCCATCAGTTACACCATCGGTTACTCCGTCAGTAACTCCATCGATTACTCCGACAAGAACACCTCAAGTAACCCAAACAAATACACCTTCACCAACTGCAACCAATACTCCAACTATTACCCCATCACCAACATCAAAACCTGCTTGTGATATTACATATACAGTATTACCATCACCAACCCCATCAGTTACGCCAACGATAACACCTTCTCCATCAGGTTCTTCGATTGACCCTGATGCTCAAGCATTTATTACCGCAACAGGTATATCAGGATTAGATGCTACTGCAATCAATACATTGGTTGTTAACTTAAAATCTTATGGTTTATGGACTCTGATTGATGCATTCTATCCATTTGTGGGTGGAACTTCAACAAGTTGTAAATACAATCTTAAAGACCCTCAGGATACTAATGGTGCTTACAGAATGTCATTTAACGGTTCTTGGACTATTGATTCCAACGGTGTTAAACCAACTTCTAAGAGTAATTCAAACTATGGTGATTCTTATTGGAGTCCTTACGGAATTAGTGGTAATAGAAATGATTCTCATCACTACTACAGATACATCAATGGTGTATACAATGTTGGTTGTGATTATGCGGGTGTTGCAAGTCCATATACTATGATGGGAGCGTGTTCTCAACTTGAATGGTTTGATGGTGGTGGAGCACTATCATCTGGCGGTGTGGTAGCAGGAACTGCTGGATATTCACAAGGTATTAGTAGAACCGCAAGTAATGTATGTAGATTCTCAAGAAAATTACAAGGTGGTTCTTGGACAAACTTTGGACTTATAAATACTGTTGCTACTCAATCATCAAATTCAATGTATATTGGAGCGATAAACGGAGCAAGTTTCCCTGAAGAAATGAGATACTCATCACTCTCTTATGGTCAAGGTTTAACTGATGCACAGTTATTAAATTTGGATACAATTGTAACAACATTTAACACAACATTAAGTAGAAACTTTTAAGATATGTCAATACAGATACAATTACAATCTACTAACTATAACGGACAATTAGCCGATATTACCTTCTATCCTTGTAGTGGGGGAAGTATTAATTTGGGTTATCAAATCATTCCATTTACATACACAAATGATAATTATGAAGGAACTTATGATTTGTTTTTTTCAGCGTTTAGTCAAACCTGTCAATTGATTATTGCTTGTCCAACACCTACACCAACAAATACTCCTACCAATACACCTACACCAACAACCACTTTAACTGCAACCCCAACAGAAACTCCGACACCGACCCCAACACCGACAGAAGCAGGAATAAATAAATTATGCACAGAAGCCAACGACCATATCCATATTGAAAATAATGATGGTCTTTTAACCGAACAATAAAAAAATATTTATAAACTAAACCAATGGCAAACATTAAAATATCCGCACTACCAAGTCAAACCGCAAACACAATCAATTCTTGGTTAGTAATTAACGACAGTGGTGAGACAACCACTTACAAAACTCAATTGATTTACTCTCTTGGTCTAACCAATGGAACGGGTAACTCATCAATAAAATCAAACAGTTTTCTAACTGCTTTACCAACCGAAGCGTCCTCAGATTATGTGGTTGTATTAGGTAATGGAGCATCAGCAAATACCGCACCTTCACAGGTCATTATCGGTAATGGTGCTTATGGTCGTTCAGAAGGAGTTGTTTGTATTGGTAAAAATGCTCACGACCAAGGAACAGGAAGAGACCACGGTATCGCAATTGGAACCGATGCTGAGATTTATCAACCAGGAGCAATCTCAATTGGATATAACGCAGCGGGGGTTCAAGATTCAATTACTATCGGTAAAGATGGTAGAGGTATTGGAAACAATGCGGTGTGTATTGGTTATTCAACATTTGTTGCTGGTAACGAAGGTCTTGCTATTGGATATGACTGTTTCCAAGACAGAGTGAATGCGTCGGTAATCGGTGCGTCATCTTATGTATCAGGAACAAACTCCACAATCGTTGGTGCGGACAACGGTATTGGAGAAACAGGTGGGGATGCGGATAACTCAACAGTTATTGGTGTATCAAACCAAATATATGGTCCTTCACACAACAGTATTGCTATTGGATATAATAACAGAATTGAGTCATCAGGTATGACCGTTATCAGTTCTGCGGAAATTGGTAATACAGGTGAATTACAAAACTCTCATAACTCCATTATTATTGGAACAAATAACTTAAATATTGTTGGTGAGTTAGGTTCAGATGTTGTAATGATTGGTGGGGTTGATACGACTGTATCCGCTGACATTTCAAACTGTGTGTCTATCGGAGGTAGTGGAAACACATTGAACAGTGGTTCAGGAACATTTAATAATAATGTGTTAATTGGTCTTCAAAATAGGACACCCGCATCATCAAAAAACAATACAGGATTTTTTGAAAATCTATTTGTGTATGGTCAAATTGAACAACAAGAAACAATTATACCTGCATCACAAACTACTGTAGATATTGACATATCAACACAAGG